TGATATTCCAGTCTGGGCTGTCAAGACAGCTACCAAGCCTGTAGTAGAGGTTTCTACTATTCCTCACCAGTATATTGATCACACATTCAATTTCCCAGGTCGTGTAACTTGGCAACCTATTACAGTCACCTTGGTGGATCCTGTTAACCCAGACTTGTCTTTTGCTTTCCTTGATATTCTTGGTAATGCGGGCTATAAGTATCCTGATACCGATTCTATTGCCAGAGCAAGTTTAAGCAAGAAGGATTTCACAAACACAATTGGAAATGTAGTCCTCAGGCAAATCGACGCTGACGGTCTTGAAATTGAGAAATGGGAACTAGTAAATCCAATAATCACAAACATTGATTTTGGTGGCACACTATCATATGATTCGGATGATATGGTAGAAGTTTCTTGTACAATCACTTATGACTGGGCTATATTGAAGCGTAGCGGCGGTCCTAACGGTGAGGGTGGCAGTAACAACTCCCCAGCATCTGTACGAGGACTCTAGTCTTTAACAATAGTGTTTTCCTGTAGTAAAATACAGAAAGAAAGGTTATAAAATATGAGTAGAAACCAAAACCGCCTTGGGCTAGAGGATGATCTAGTTATTGATGATGATGTGACAGCCCAGGCTGCTACACAGGCACCATCCCCAGGGTTCAGTTGGTCAGTTCCCACAGAATTTGTGGAATTACCAAGTGAAGGAAAGTTTTATCCACCTGGACACCCAGTTCACGGGAAAATCAATGTAGAAATAAGGTTTATGACGGCCAAAGAGGAGGATATTCTAACTTCTAAATCTCTCCTTAAGCAAGGCGTAGCCTTAGATAGGATGCTTCAGAACATTATTGTTGATAAAACTATTAGGGTTAATGACCTGTTAATTGGAGATAAAAACGCACTTCTTGTAGCAGCCAGAAGAACAGGATACGGACCAGAATATGACACAACTGTTGCATGCCCAAATTGCGGAGAGACAGTAGAATACTCTTTTGACATTTCTGAACCACCAATAAACAATTATGCAGAAGAAGCACAGGATTACCAGGTTGTGGTTGATGATAGTGGTAGGATCCATATTAATCTACCCATGTCAAATGTGGATGTTGTATGCCGCCTTATGACAGGCGCTGATGAACTAGCTGTTATGAAAGAGGCAGAAAGAAAATCAAAGAAAAAGATGCAGTCTGCTACAGCAACAGACTCTTTCAGGAGTTATATTGTCTCAGTTAACGGGGACACTAACCCCTTTACAATTGAGTC